ATCAGATTGCAATTCTGTCAAAGGTGAATTCCCTGACAACATAGCAGACATATTCGCGCCCATGTTTGCAAGCGCATTCATTGAGTCCTTCTTGGACTTGCTCTTTTTTTGTGTCATATTGTATTCTGTTAGATTTACTTACTCTATGATTAGTGCCGTCCTTTTCTTCGCGGCTGATATTCATTCTGTCTGGCTCTCTGACGTTCACGCTCCCACCAGTCATCATCGTTGCCACCGCCACCTCCAGAAGATGGTGCTATCTGAGTGCCGCCAGTAGCCAGTTCAACGGCTACCGCTGCGATGTTGGAAGCAAGATGGCGGTCCTCATGTGGAGTGGAAATGTTGTTCATGTCAAAAGCATCCGCAGGGTCGCCCCAGTCCTTCTCACGCTCTTTCACAAATTCCTCGTATGACATCTCTGTGATTTTATTTGAGAAATCATCGCCATAGACTGGCTCAAAGGTCTGGTCGTCAGTCAAGCGTTCAGTCAACTTGCCTTCCTCTGGTCTGACATACTGACCGCCACGGAACATCTGAACATCCTCGTCATCGCTGACATCCATAACCTTCTCCAGAGCAGAGAACTTCAGGGACTGGTCGCATTTGGCACCGCCGATGGAAAATTTCTTGTCGGTAATGGTATAAACGATACCGAGTCCCCTGCCGTCTCTTGTCGGAACGATGGTAGTCTTGATGCCTTTCTTGGCAAGAACTTTGCGGAACTCCTTCAATGACTTGCACTTTCCGAGCAGAGGTATGGCAGCATCAGCAACCTGGTACTTCAACTTGTCCTTGCCTTTCAGTGCAGAGCGGTTGACGTTCTTCTTGTCCTTGGCGAAGTAGAGTCCGTATTCCTTGGTCATCTTGTAACAGATGCGTTGCGAACGAGTCTTGTAGAACTTCATGTCGAGTGGTTTTCCGTCATCACCGATGATGTTCAGAGCCATGTGGATGTGGTCGTAGTCGTGGTCATCATGTCGGATGATGATGAACTGCGTCTTATCCCATCCCATGCGTTTGAGGTAGTCAAGGGCAAAGGCGGTCATGAACTCATCACTCTTTGTCCTGTGACTATCCTTCTCAGAGAAAGCCAGAGCGATGTGCAGCATCTTCTCGCTGACGGTGTGGTTCCGGCTTGCCTGAATTTCGAAGGATGCGCAGATGGCTTCGTGGCTGGCAGTACACAGCCCTTTTGCAATCAGGATGCGAGCGTCCTTCTCCTTCACATTATCCATATAGTTGATCAGGCCAGCCGCCAGACTCCCCGTGGTTATCTTTGCGAACATAGGCGTGCAATATGGATGAGAATCTGACCTATCATCTGCGACTGATACTCTAACTGAGGTGTCAGTTGGATGAGCTTCTGTATGCGCCTGTCGGAGGAATCCTTGAAGGCTGCATTGAACTTCATCGTGAGCTGGTTCAGATTATTCGACATTCCTGAGCAGTCCTTCAGGGCATCAGCCAGTTCCTTCGGTATCGGCTCCACCACCTTTCCATAGATAGTCTGGTGATGGATGTAAAGACTCAAAGGTCTTCCGCCAGCATCCTTGGTAATCTTCTCTCGCTCTTTGTCTGTGAAGTAAACTGAAACCAGTTTCTTCTTCTCTTCCTCAGCCTTCGCAGGTCTTCCGCCCTTGGGCTTTACCTCGCGTCTGGCTTCGGGTAAATCGGGGGTACAATTATTTTCTATTGCCATATAATCTTGATTATTATGGTGACACGCATAACGGGAAGCCCAACTGGCTGCATCGAGTTCTGAAATTTTCAGAACACAAACTTGCTCCCGTACCCCCGTTTAACCAATAACCAAGCGAGCTTGGTGCGTTACGGCAAGACGGCTCTCGCAGAGCGTCACAATGTTGTGAGGAAATGCCAGGAGCAGGATGCCGTAGGTAGGTATGAATTACGGAGTGTGGCATAGTTTGAAGAGACAGTTTGGACTTGCTATTAGATGTCACATTAGTTACTATTTTCAGGGTTTGGTGTCAAGTATTTGTCGATGGCCAGTGCAGCCTGAATAGCATCGTCATAGTTGGCAAACTCAAAGCTGACGGTGTTCTTGACAACTCTCTTGCCGTGTCTGTCCTCGGCAATCCTGCAAACGGTGTAGTAGTGATTGTGTGGTATCTTGTCAAAGAAATGAATCACAGACTTTGCAGGGGTGCCATCGGTGGCATCATGTCGTTCAAGACTAAAGTAAGGGAAAGAAGGAATAGAATTTTCCTTTCCCTGCTGTTTAACACTATCATTAGATATGTGTTCATCAGCAAGGGGGACATTACTACTGCTCATTTCTTCGCTTACGCTCAATAACACATCTCCATTTCTGTCCATACAACTGTCCACATCGGTGCCAGATGACGGAGCGGATTCTATTGACGTGTCCTTGGACTCATCATAAGAATCGTTTTGCTCCAACTCGGCATCCGATAGAGTCTTTGAAGGGATTAAAATATCAGAGCTCTGACAGGCAGAAACGGCTTCTTCTGGTACAGATGTAGCTTTTTCTGCCTGATTAGAATTGGTATCAGCAACTTCTGCAACGGAATTGGTATCGTTTGCAGTTTCTGCTGCGATTGATACGGATTTCTGATTGCCATCGGTTACAACCGACTCTTTTGAGTTGTCATTTATCAGAAATCTCTTGCCTCTCTTCGGGCGATTGTCCGACTTCAGCCATTCCACAAGTTCATCCTTGAAAAAGAAGAGCTTGTTTCCGCGCTTGAAGTGGGGGATCGTACCCTTGGATGTGGCAGAATGTATGGCAGACTTGGAGTAGCCAGTGAATGCCACAGCCTCGTCAATGGTGAGGATGGCATGAGGATCCTGTCGGCTTGCTCCGTTCTGAATCCACGCTGCAATGATGCCTAATTTGTCGTCGATACGAGCGAGAAGAACTGGTATATCATTGAAGGTGGACATATGCTTGGTTTCTTCGTGCATATACATTGTTTATTAAAAGGGTTCGTTACTATGGTGCTAAAACTCGTTCGATACTTGCTGTCTCTAGCAAGCGACGTGCGCCCCGACAAAGGAGGTGGTCGAGTCAGTATATGTGGCATCAGGCTCATTTCTTCTCTATGCGTTTCGTGGACAGATACTGCTGAGCCTGCTGCTCGATTTCCTTCTGCGATGCAATGCGGTTGCAGGTAAGCCAGTGGTCAAGATCTGCCTGTGAAAAGAAACAGAGCTTGCCCATTGGCTTGTAATAGGGAATCGCATGACGCATCATCAACTTGTGAAGATAGCTGATCTTCAGACCAAGATAGGCTGCTGCCTCTGCTGTGGTCAAGAGCGGTTTTCTGATATTCTCCATATAACAAAATTTGCATTAAACTTCTTGTTCTATACCATCCCAGACTGCGGATTTCAAACCGCTGAGTTTGAATGATTTTCGGCTACAAATTTCGCCATATTTTCAGGTGGTCACAAGTTGACTTTGTGTGTTTTTCTGAGACAAAACAAAAGCGTTATACTGCTGATAATTAGCAACATAACGCTTTTGTAGAAGACGGTTGTGTGGTAAACGTGTGTTTTTGTGTGGTCTCTTTGATGCCTTTATCTTCCTAAGATGGATTTTACTGTCCTATAGAACTCCTTGTTGGCTTCAGACCCACTTCTTTCATCTACATCGTTGTAGTGTGACTTGTAGTAGGACTCGCTGATCTTGCAAGCAGCCAAGATTCCTTTGAGCCAAGGCTTTTTCATCTCGGATATGGCAGGGACACGATGCTTCAGGAGCTGGCTTATGAGATAGCACATCCTCTGCTTCTCGCCGTCAAGGATTCTGACAGGCACAAGGGGTGTGCGCAGATTCAGGAACTCGCAAAGGTCTAACTTGGTAGCCGCCTCAAATTGCTTTCCGTTGCAATGGTTGTAGATGGGAGAACAGTCATCGACATCCAGATAGTTGCGATAGTAATCAAGTGGAAACGATTTCAATTCTGCCATATCTATTCTCCTTGTGGTTTAGTGATGGTGTCGATAATGCTCTGAGATATGCGCTGCATGTAGAAGAGCAGCACGGACAGGTCTTCAAACGTGAATGACAGAGCAGCCGAGCAACGCTTTACTTCATCGTTGTATATACGATGCAGTTCATTGACCTTGGCGTGGTGAATGTCATACTCTGCCTTGACTGCATCACATTTAGGTGCTAATTCCTTAAAGTCGTCTGAGTTATTGTCGAGATAGTCAAGGCGATTACTCAGGCGCTGGTATTCCTTCCAGAGTGGAGCGGCAATGTCTGCCTCTGCCTTTTCGGCATCACGGAATGGTTTGATGTATGCCTCGAAGAGCGCATCATTGTCGATGTTGTCGAAGGCTTCCTGATTGTCTGTATAGAGTTGGTTGCATCTTGTAACCAACTGATTCAATTCGGTTGCATCGGCAAGCAGCCGGTCGATACCCTCGCCAGACTTCAATACACCTTCGGCATAGTCGATCAGGGTGTTGGTGTGCTGGTGCTCTTTATATAAGAGGTATAGGGAAAGAAGAGTCTCGAAGTCTGATGGAGTAACGAGAAGCGACTTCATCAGTTCTTCCATTCTTGCCAATCCGGCATTGAGAGTTTGGATATAGTTGTCCATATTGGTAAAATTTAGGATTGCTATAATTATTTGGTATTGTTAGGCGAATGCCTGGTCAATGAGACTCACGGCGTCATCTTTCTTCTTGTTGATGATCTTGGCATAAATCTGCGTGACCTCTACCTTGGTATGTCCCATCAGCTTGCTTGTGGTATAGATGTCCGCACCCAGTGTGAGCATCATGGTGCCAAAGGTATGTCGGCTGCAGTGAAAGGTGATAGGCTTGGTTATACCAGCCTTGTCAAGCCACGGCTGAAGATAGAGCTTGGTGTTGACCTGAACAGGTATGTTTTCAAAGATCAGGTCATCGTCAGTTTTATCACCTCTCTCCGGCATCCATTGCATTGCTTTCTTTGACAATGGAATGTAGAAAGGTCGCTTTGTCTTGAACATGACAGTATGCAGCCGGTACTTTTCTCCGTCCTTGACAATCTTGCCCCAGGTGATGGATCTGACATCGCTGCATCGCAGCCCTGTATAGCAGGCAAAGAGGAAGGCCTGTTTGATGTGTGGGTATGGGCTGTCTGTCGCTTCAAGCTGTTGAACCTCCTCAATGGTCAGGAACTCACGCTGGCTCTCGGGTGCCTTGACTTTATCCTGCGCAGACAGTTTCATGATGGGGTTGTCAGCAATGACATCCTCGCGCACGGCCATATTGAGGGCATTGCGTAGGCAACCAAGGTAATTGATGACAGAATAGTCCTTTAGCTTCTTGCCTCGTGGAGAACGGTAGTCATTGCGAAGGAAGTTGGTAAGCCCAATAATATAGTCCCTGTTCACGTCCCTCATGGCAACATTGATATTGTAGGCAGTGAGTGCATGAACGGTATTGTGAATGAGTTTCTGGTCTTTGACCCCTTTCTGCTCCTGTGCCTGACGGAATGTTTCCATCCAGTCCTTCAGTAACATCTTGGCCCGGATGGATGTATTCTTCAGTCCTGCCTTGTTATTAGTGATTTCAAGAATACGGTTGAGCTTGATGGTGTTGGCGGCACGCATGGTGTTTTCATTCTGTACCTTTGCCTGAGGATTGGTCTCAGGAATAAGGTAGAGTTTCAGGAACTCATAACTGCGCTTGCCGTTCACGTAGATGTCGAGATAGAGAGAGCGCACGCCATTGGCAAGTTCTTTCTCCCGGAGTCTTACAGGCTCCTTGGTGTTCTTTGCGGATGTCTTTCGTGCCATGTCTGTTATAAGTTTTGGTCTATTAGTTCTATGGAATCATCTATCGTCTTGTTGATGATCTTTGCATATCGCTGTGTGTGACGGACGGAAGTATGTCCAAGTAGTTTGCTTACAGTGAAGAGGTCAGCACCTAATGTAAGAAGCATCGTGGCGTATGTGTGCCTGGACACATGAAAGGAGACGTTCTTTCCTGTAATGCCAGCCGATTCAGCCCAAGGCTTCAGATGTTCTTGTATCTTGGAGATATCGAGTTTCTGAAAGACCTTGTCGTTCCGTTTCTCTGGCTCTGTAGGTCTTGGCGGCATCCATCTGCGAGCCTGGAGTGGCAGAGGAACATACACAAGCCTTTCGGTCTTTATCATGCGTGTTCCGACTCTCCATACATTGTTATCAATGGTTATATCAGACCATTTCAGGGCGAGTACATCGCTACGGCGTAATCCACAATTACATGCAAAAAGGAAAGCGTTTTTGACGATTTCGCATTTACAGGGAGTCTGAATGAGCATCTTCAGCTCGTCAATGGTGAGGTATTCGCGGACTTGTTCCCTGGGCAGGAACTTCTCTGTCGGTGTAAGTTTGCTGACCGGATTTGACTGTATCTGCCCTTCGCGAATAGCCGTGTTCATCGCGGTGCTTAATTCGCTGACGATGTTAAACCCAGACTTGGAACTTATTGGATTACCGAATTTCGTCTTATATTCATTCTTCAAGAAGTTGACGAAGTCAAGACAGAACTGTTTGTCAACATCAGTCAAAGGAAGGTCATCATGGAAAAGTTCGAGTAGCTTTCTGAGGCGCTTTATGATAGAGAGATTGCGAACGCCTCGATTTTTCTGGATTTCGCGATACTTGTCAATCCAATTAAATAAGGTGAGCTGTGGAACGTCTGCTTCATGGCTCTGGACATACTTGCCAGCTGGCAGTTCCTTCTTTAGTTGCCGATTCCTCTTGCGGCATATTACTTCTGCCTTTTTGAGAGTCGCATCGTTCTTCTTTATCGATTTTTGGTCGGATTCGGGAACCAATACCAAGTCGGGCAAACGCTCATAAGTGCGCTTGCCTTCAATATAGATTTCCAGATAAATGACCTGATGTCCGTCTTTACGGCTTCTCAGACACAATTTAACAGGCTCTTTGCTGTATTTCCTTTCTTTACCCATACTCATTCCAAATGAAGATGATCAGAAATCGAGTGCAAAGGTAACAAAAATAATTCAAATGTCGCAAATACGAGTAACAAAAAGTGGTAATTATAAGGATTTTTAAGGAAACGAAAGGAATTTGTTGTATTTACATAACACGCTTATTACTAAGGTTCTATATTCTTTTGTTGTCTTTTTAATTCTCTTGATTTTCTTGTTTTAGGTATTAGGCTACCCATGACTTTGAAAAAGTGACATCGGCAAGCCGATTAGACAGACTGGATAAAATAGCCAGAGGTTTATTGCTGCCATTCATGGCCGACCATGTGTGAGAACTATTTCATGCCAGATTTCGTGACCTCTGCTTGCAGATTTATCTGGTCAATACTATCGACTCCGAAAAGGAGAGCGGGTAGTGAGCTTCCCGATGCTTGTTTTATGTGGCAAGCATCGGGCAAGCCCTCTACTTCATAGCTGCATTGCCTTCATCCACTTTCGTAAGAACACGTTGCAAAGATAATGTATTTAATTGAAACATCAAAAGGAATTAGAGAAAAAGTTGATCATGATATAGCTGTTGACCCCAAAAATCAAAAAGATGAGCGGCAAAATCAATAGTTGCCTATATTCTTGTTTTCTTTATTTGTTTCTTTAACCCTTTTTGCTCTTTCCCCTAGGGGAAAA